AACGCAGGGAGTCGTCTGTAATAGTACAACTCAACCTGATCTTCTACCCCACTAAAGTTAGAACTTCCAAATCCTGGGGATAGTAAGATACTATTTGCTTTACGTGTCCAATACCCAATACCACTATATTTCTCTGCGTATTGATCAAAGAAGGTTCTTACATCTGCCTTCTCATTAAACACACGAGTAGTAGTACCAGTATTTGTCATAGCACGTATTTGAATAAACTCAATCAAATCACTTGGGATTGATAACTCTGTTATGCTAGATGATCCATTAGTTGCGTCTGTAGTAGCTGTTGTTAACTCGGCAGAGCTATAAACTACTGTTTGCTCTAATGGTGGTATTCTCAGTGTACGATACGATTTATCAGCAGCATAGGTAAGACAATCAGCAACAATACTATTACTGACTACCTCTTCATCTCTATTAGACCAATTACGAACCAGACTAATAAATTCATTATAAGTTTTCATGTTGGCCTCTTAGTAAGAGAGAAGGTATTTATATTCACTCTTGATGATGTTCTTAAATCGAGTCATCTTAGTTTGATCCTGCATTGTGTTGGGATCATGAATATCAATACCATATTTATTAAGGATATCTATGGCTACAATATCGGGGATTGTAGCAAACTTTTTATAACCTGCTTTAGAGTTTTGTCCTGCATCTCTATCACGTTTAGCTTGTTCAATAAAAGGCTTTTCATCTTGCTGAACAGTCCATACAGACTCACCTGTAGCAGATCCTGCTTCATACTCAAACGTACCTTGTAGTGATCCGGGATTCGTCTTATCCCCTACTTTCCACTTAGCCATATAAATCCTTAATCTGAAATCTTAACAAATCGACCTGACTTGCCGATGATACCTAATACAGGGTTAGCAATAGCTACTGCACTACCTGTACCATAAAAATTCGCTGTGTTAATTGTATAGCCATTACCACTAGCTGAAGCTGCTTGTTTCCAAGTACATACATCAGCAGGGTAGATAACACCTGTGCTTTCGCTTTTAATTACTAGCATAAATTATTACTCCCAAATAATTTAAAATAAAAAGAAAGGGGGACCAATTTCCCCCTCCCTTATGTGGTCTTATTCTAGACCGTAGATAGCACCACAACCCTTAGGGTTACGTACTTCAAGAGTAGTCTCTTCAACCATCATACCGACAGTAGAGTCACCCTTCTGGCCTACATCAACTTCTGTGAGTGGACGTAGTGTAGCGATGTTGAACCACATTGGATCATAGATCAATGCAGCAAAGTCAGCTACGTCAGTAACACCAGCACCTGAGTGAGCAACATTGTCGTCACCAGTAAATGCTACGTCATTTGAAAGACCCATGATGTAGTTAGGAACTACCATGAGATCACCAAAGTCTGACATGTATACGTCTACTGATTGACGAAGCTTACCTGACTCATCAACATTACGACGAACATTAGACTCAGATTGGATCAAGTCTGAGAAGTCACGACGAAGCTTTGGAGACAACATAATACGTGATGCCTTACCACCTTCTTCATAGATCTTCTGCATAACTGCATCGATGTCTGAGAGTGCAAGAGCAGCACGATCAGGAGCAGTAGTAGATCCGTTGATAGATGAACGAGGAACCGCTGTACCTGCGTTATCTGTTCCTGCACCAGTAGTACCTGCTGATGGAGCTTCAAACTCACCAACATAGTTTACTGTGTCAGCAGAGTTAATGAATGCTTGGTATCCACCCATAGTACGAGTACCAGAAGCAGATGCAGCATTGTAGCCATGAACAACATCAAACTCAACATCACGACGTAGTTCAGTACCACGCTTCTTAAGTTGGTATGCGTATTCATCAGCAACACCTGCTTGATCTACAGCACGACGAGTGCCTGATACTGCGAGTTGCTTACCGTTGATCTGAGTGTAGTTACCCAGACGAGTACGATGTGGACCAACAGTGACACTGCCTGAATCGAAATCTGTACCTTCTGCAAGGCGAGAGTTTCCGGGAGCAGCGAGTTCATCTGTCTGCCATTCGTGGTAGATAGCTGTCGCTTTAGCTTTGCCAATAGAAGAGATAAAAGGAGTCTCTTCACGAGTAATCATAGTAATGAAGTTTGCCAAGTCTTCACGCTGAGATACGTCTGCGTTATTACGACCTGAAGTTACGTCTGCCTGAGCACGACCTGTGGATACACCACGACCTGCAACAATTGCCATTTTTATTATTCTCCGATAAAAGAAATATTATATTTGTGTTTAACCTAAAGATCGGGAAGCAAGTTGTTTAAGAAAAGCCATTTGATCTTCAGGGTTAGCATCCTCTTTGAATGCCCTTGCCTTGATCATAGCTTCTTGATCAGCTTTCTTTTTAACAGTACTCTTAGCTTTCTTTACAGGTAACTTCTTAGCAGGTGCGGATTTGCGTTTAGCTTCTCCTTTAGAGACACCTTGCTTTAGTAACCTATAATCATTCACAAACTTAACCATAACAGGATCTACTACAGTATCAATAAACTCTTCAGGAATTCCTTCCTCTAGAGCAAACTGACGGATCTCCCCTGCTAGACTCTCATCGAATCCGGGGACATATTGTGTAATAGAATTGTTAAAGTAATCGAGAGCTTCAACCCATTGCTTTTCATAGACAGCGGATTGTTGTTCTTCCATTTGTGCGATGATACCTTCACGCTTCTTACGAGCATTCCAGTAGCTTTGTTGAGCTTGTTCACGTTTGTCTTTTAGTTCAGACAATTCGTATGTGTCACCATTATCACGAGCTTCTTGAATTTTAGTCTCGAAATCATGGTACTGTTTAGCGAATTGCTGTTCTTCAGAAAGTAGAACTGCTGCACTTGCTTGACCAATCTTATTGATTTCTGCAAGTTGAGCTTCACGTTCTGCTTCTAACTCTTTACGTGCTTCACCGAGTTCACGACCCTTGTTAGAAAGAGATTGTTCAGTAGAGTAACCTTTAATAAGATCACTAAAAGATACAGCTTGTTCTTCACCATCAATCTTGACAATGACTTGTGCATCTAAGTCTAAATCATCCAACTCATAAACAGTAGCATCTTGGGTAGCCGTAGCATCCTCATCTTCTGTTTCATCATCTTCATATTCAGCTTCTTCATCTTCTCCATTCACGACTTCATCAGACTCTTCTGGGTCTTCTTCATCTGATTCAGACGGGTCAACTTCAGGGATCTCTTCATCGGGTAGCGATTCTTCAATGAACTGTGATTGTTCTAGAACGGCATCCAAGAGTTCTTTTTCAGTTGGACCATTATTAACTTCAGCGGGAATGTCATCCGTGGGTAGAGATTCGTTTGCTTCAGTATTCATAAACTAATTCCTCAATTATTTGGTTGCTGTAGTTTTACTTACAGGCTTTTTAACAGGAGCATCTACTACTGCTTCTTTCTTCACAGCAGGTGCTACTACTGTTTTTGATTGATACCGATCTTGTAGATTGTATAAGTGTACAAGTGTCTCTGAATTAATCTTAGCCTTTCCGGGGCTACGCATTGAGTCATACTCTAATACATTAATCATACTTTCGATATTATCTAATACTTGCGTGTAATCAATATTACGCATTGTTGTCCTCCATAAACTGTACATTCTTTCCTAGGGTTTCATATTCCACTAGCTTTTTACGAACATCCCCAAGAGCAAGAGCAGAGTTATAAATAAACTCACGAGTCTTAGTCTCATGTGGATCAGTCTTTAACCAATGCATAAAGTAAGTTACTAACAACTCACCATATGCATCATCAAAGAATTGGTCACGTTCCTGACTAGCAAAAGAAGCATTAATCAACGCTTCCTTTGCCAACATATCAGGATGCATTTTATTACTCAGGTTCTTCTCACCTGCCTTTCTATACTTATCCATTATTGTCCTTGTGTACCCATAATGTTTTTAACCATTTCTAGGATAGTTTCAAATTGGGGATGTTCATCTAATTGAGCACCCTCTTTGACAGATTTGATGTTTAGATCTGCCCACTCTTGGAAATGTTTATCAATAGCTACAGCCATCTGACGAGCATTATCATCCATTGTGTTACGAGCTTGTGCTTGTGTGTAAGACACATTTGCTTGTTGTAATCCAATATCAGCTTGTGCTTTAGCTAACTCCATTTCCTTAGCTTGTTGTGCTTGTTGATTCTGTTTCTGAATCTCTTGAGCAGCTTTTTCTTTAAACTCATCCTCTGTGTAATCCACAAAGAAATCATTTGAATCCATACCCATTGCTTCAACTAACTGTGTAGCTAGAGATGCAGGAGCCTCAGGTCTGACAATCATACCAACACCTTGAGCTTTCAAAGCAGGTAGTATTTCTTGACCTAATGATTTGAGTTTTTGAATCTTGTTGAGGTTAGAGTTCTCACCAATATCTACAAAGATCTCACACTCTAAATTACGTGGGAGTTCTGATGGGTTAATATTAGAGAATGAATGGGCAATCTTACAAGAGATCTTTTCATTCATACATCTACGCATTGTGTGGTAGACACCAAGACAAAGACGTTTAAACCCTGTTTCAGCAAATCGTCTAGCGATCTGTTGAATACGTTTCTGAGATGCTGATTGTACTGCTGCTAGCTTTTGTTCAGAGTTACCTGAGACATACAGAGTATCGTTAAGACCTTGAGCAGCCTTAGACATACCCGTAGCCTGTTCCTTAATCATCTGTAGATGTTCTAAGAGAGGAACAGTACCAGTACTCATTGCTTCAGGAACCATCGCAGATACAGCAGCAGCAGGGTTACCATTCGTAGGAATGATCTGCTTAGGTTTCATATTCTGTAATGCACTGAAGTCTACAACATTAGGATCAGCTAGCTTAGGTGAGTAGTTTGTTAGATATGTATTCTCAACAAACCCACGAAGGATAGCTGTAGATGCTAGTGTTGATGAACGAGTAAAGTCAGCAATAGACAAACCATA